GGTGCCGGGGTTGAGCATCGTGCAGGTCAACACCGATGGTGTCACGGTGCGCGTGCCGCGCAGCCAGGTTGCAGCGGTGGACGAGGCGTGCGCTTGGTGGATGCGGCTGACCAAGCTCAACCTTGAACAAGTGCGCTACCGGCGCATGTTCCTGCGCGACGTCAACAACTACATCGGCGAGTACGAGGACGGGTCGGTCAAGCGCAAGGGTGCCTACGAGTGGGGGGTTGGCTGGCACCAGAACGCGGGTGGCCTGGTGATCCCGAAGGTGGCCGAGAAGGTGCTACTCGAAGGCGCACCGATCCGCGAGACCGTGGAGAACTGGCCCGACAAGATGGACTTCATGCTGCGCGTCAAGGTGCCCCGGTCGAGCAGGCTGCTGTGGGGCGAGGAGCAGGTGCAGAACACCTGCAGGTACTACATCGCCCGGGGTGGTAGGCCGCTGACGAAGGTGATGCCGCCGCTGGCCCGCAAGCCTGGCGAGTGGCGCCGCATCGGGGTTGAAAGCGGCTGGAACGTCCAAGTGTGCAACCGCATCGAGGATGCCGTGCTGCCGGTGGACTTTGGTTACTACGTCGAGGAAGTGGAGAAGCTGTGCCTGAGTCTCGCGTGAACTTCGCTGCCTGGAACCACGAGACGCTGGCTCGATTTGCCGAGGAGGCGACCGAGAAGATGGAGCGTCAACAGGCCGAGATCGAACAACTACGCGCCGACCTGCGGGTGGCGCTGGATGCTTACAGGAGAGTCATCAGTGAGAAGCCCTGATCTGTACCTTGGAGACTGTCTGTTCTGGCTGGCCATGCTGCCCGACAACAGCGTCGATGCGGTCGTGACTGACCCACCTTACGGCCTGAGTTTCATGGGTAAGAAGTGGGACTACGACGTACCGGGCGAAGCGATCTGGCGCGAGTGCCTGCGCGTGCTGAAGCCCGGTGGTCATCTGCTGGCGTTCGCTGGCACACGGACCCAGCACCGCATGGCCGTGCGGATTGAGGATGCGGGGTTCGAGATTCGCGACATGATCGCTTGGGTGTATGGGTCGGGGTTTCCGAAGTCGCTGGATGTGAGCAAGGCGATTGATAAAGCGGCGGGAGCGGAGCGGGAGGTGGTTGGAACTGGAAAGCGAAGCCAAAACCAAAGCGAAGGATGGGACCGTCCATGGAAGAAAGAGCAGATGGCTGAGATTGGTGGAAGCGGTATGGCTGAATTCGACATCACCGCCCCCGCCACCGATGCCGCCCGCCAATGGCAAGGATGGGGAACCGCCCTGAAGCCTGCGTTGGAGCCGATAACCGTGGCCCGCAAGCCGCTTATTGGCACCGTGGCCGAGAACGTGCTGGCGCATGGGACGGGGGCGATTAACGTGGACGGGTGCAGGGTGGGTGTTGACGAAGGCGACCCGAACATCAGAACAACCGCGAGCGCAGCCAGGGCTGGAATGTTCGGCGTTACTGGCCATGCTGGAACGCTGCAACAAGGCCGCTGGCCCGCCAACCTGATCCACGACGGCAGCGACGAGGTGGTGGGGTTGTTCCCGCAGACTGGCATGAGCAAGGGAACGGCTCAGTTCAAAACCCACACCACCTACCAGTGGAGCAAAAGCCACGCCGATGCGACAGCAGAACCTCAGCACGGCACCGAGATCGGCTACGGCGACTCCGGCAGCGCCGCCCGGTTCTTCTACTGCGCCAAGGCGAGCAAAGCAGATAGGGATGCGGGGCTGGAGGGGTTTGCACCAGCAAAAACAAACGATGGGCGAAAGGTTGACGCAGACAATGCCTATCAAAGAGGCGCTACCGAACGCGCCAACATCCACCCCACCGTCAAGCCCACCGACCTGATGCGGTATCTCTGCCGCCTCGTCACGCCGCCCGGGGGCACCGTGCTTGACCCGTTCATGGGCAGCGGCAGCACGGGTAAAGCGGCAGCACTCGAAGGCTTCCACTTCATCGGCATGGAGCGTGACGCCGACTACTTCACCATCGCCCAAGCGAGGATTGACCATGCTCGAAAAGCAGATTGAAACCAAGGTGTGCGACTACGCCAAGCAGCGCGGCCTGCTGGTCTACAAGTTCACGTCGCCAGCGCGCGCTGCGGTGCCTGACCGCCTGTTCGTGCTGCCCAACGGGCGCATGTTTTTCTGCGAGTTCAAGCGCCAGGGGCAGAAGCCCACGATCCCGCAGGAGCGTGAGCACAACCGGCTGCGGGGGCACAAGGTCAACGTGTTCGTCGTTGACAACGTGGAGGCGGGGGTGGCGATGATCGACGAGATGGTGGGGCTGTATGAACGCTGACTTCTTTTATTACAAATTTAAAGACGCTGTTAATTGGTTCGGGCTGAGTTGGGGTGAAAAACACTTAATCCAAGTGCGAATTTGTGGCAACGCTTTGTGTTTTCAACACGGTGGTACAGAGATTCGCGTGACTATTCCGGGGTCGTATGCTGACACCTGACCTTCTGCACGACTACCAGAAGAAGGCGGTCAACTTCCAATGCACTCACGCGCAGTCGATGATGTGGCTGGACATGGGGCTCGGGAAGACCGTCATCACGCTCACCAGCATCGCGCACCTGTTGTCCACCGGCTACCTGCGCGGCGTGGTCATCGTCGCCCCGATCCGCGTCATCCGACTCGTGTGGCGACAGGAGGCTGCGAAGTGGGAGCACACGAAGCATCTGCGCTTCAGCATGGTCACGGGCACCAAGGACCAGCGCACCCGGGCACTGATGCGCCCCGCCGACATCTACCTCATCAACTACGAGAACCTGCGCTGGCTCGCTGAGACCCTGCAGACGTACTACGTCGCCAAGGACAAGCCGCTGCCGTTCAACGGGGTGGTGTGGGACGAGATCAGCAAGATGAAGAACAGTGCCACGGATCGCGTCAAAGCGGTGCGCAAGGTGCTCGATCAGTTTACCTGGACGACGGGCCTTACCGGCACCCCGGCCAGCAACGGCTACAAGGATCTCCACGGCCAGTTCCTCGTGGTGGACCGAGGGGTGCGCCTGGGCACGTCCAAGACCGCCTTCAAGACGCGCTTCTATCGCAAGGTGGGCACGTACAAGGAGGTGCTCTACGACGACGCCGAGGACACGATCAAGAACCTCATCGGCGACATCACGCTGGAGATGTCAGCCGAGGACTACAACCCGCTGCCCGACCTCATCGTCAACAACATCGAGGTCGAGATGGGGGGCGAGGTTCGAGCGAAGTACGAGCAGTTGGAGAAGGAGTTCTTCACGCAGCTCGACAGCGGCACCACGGTCGAGGTGTTCAACCAAGGCTCGTTGACCAACAAGGCGTTGCAGTTCAGCAACGGTGCCGTGTACCCGGTGGCCGGCATGCCGCTGTGGGAGCCGATCCACGACCTCAAGCTCGACGCGCTGGAGGAGATCATCGACGAGGCTCAGGGTTCTCCCGTCTTGTGCGCCTATGCCTACCGGAGCGATGCTGAGAGGATCATGGCGCGGTTCAAGGATCTGCGTCCGATCAACCTGACCGAGTGCAAGACCGAGGGGTCACTCACGGCTGCAATGGACAGGTGGATGAAGGGGGACTGTCAACTCATGATTGGCCATCCTGCCAGCATGGGACACGGCATCGACGGCCTGCAGAAGCGTGGACGCACGGTGGTCTGGTTTGGGCTCAACTGGTCACTCGATCTGTACGACCAGATGAACGCCCGGGTGCGCCGGCAGGGTCAGGGTGCCCCGGTGGTTTGCCACCGGATCATGTGCCGCGATACGCTTGACCAGGCGCAGGCCATCGCGCTCGACGAGAAGGCGACGACGCAGAACGCGCTGCGCAGCGCCGTGAAGAAGTACCGACAACAGAAGGGGGTTTGATGAGCGGATCACTACGACGCCACCTCGCCAGCGTGTCGTGCTACGCGGAGGCCATCTCGGTCCTCATCGCAGGGCCGACAACGGTGCGCGGTCTGAGCGACGAGTCGGGACTGGCGTACAACGCCTGTCGCAAGTTCGTTGCGACACTGTACCGGCGCAGGCTCGTGCGTATCGCGGCCTGGGAACAGGACAGCATCGGTCGCTGGACAATCGCAGCCTACGCATGGGGCGAGGGCAAGGACGTCAAGCGACCGCCGGGACTGACGCCGACACAGCGCAGTCAGCGGATGCGGGATCGAGTGAAGGCGATGCAGCATGCAATCGCCATTGCGGGGCCTAACGCCGGGTTGAGCGGCGGCCGTAGGCCGTCCGCTTGAACCGCCAGTTAGCCAGCACTGGTGAAATGCTGGCAAACGACTGAAGGATGCAAACGTGAAGCTGTGGATAGACACCGAGTTCAACGAGTACAGAGGCGCGCTGATTTCGCTGGCGCTGGTGGCCGAGGATGGCCGCGAGTGGTACGGCGTGCGCTTCTGCGACGACCCCGGCTGGTGGGTGAAAGAACATGTGATGCCGCGCCTGAACCAAGAGCCGCAGCGAGACGCCACGCTGCGCGGCGAGCTGGGCGCATTCCTGTGCAGCTTCGACAGCGTGCATATCGTTTCTGACTGGCCCGGCGACATTGCGCACCTGTGCAACTTTCTGGAGTGGGCGCCAGGCGAGCGGGTCGGCCCTGACTGCATGACGTTTGAGGTCCGCCGCGACTTGCCCGACACGGCAACGACTTCGCGCGTGCCACACAACGCCCTGGAAGACGCGCGAGCGCTGGCGCGCGGGGCTGTTGGCGCTGGCTAACGCCAGGTTCAGCGGCGGCCAAAGGCCGTCCGCTTGAACCGATAGTTAGGCATCAAACGAACGAAAGGTAAGCAATGAGTGAATTCAAGCCCGTAGCTACTGCGGCCGACTTGCGCAATTTAGACGATGACGAAATCGTCGCTGGATACCGCGACGGCCTGGCGTGCGCAGACGAGCCGGGCAGCGACAAGAGCCGCAGTTACTGGCATGGGTGGCGTAACGCGCAGACCGACAAAGGCCGCACCCCGGTTGACATCAACCAGCAGCGGCTTGCACATGAGCTTGTGGGCGCCGCCTGCCGTGGGCATTGATGCCTAACGCCAAATAGACCAACATGCAGTGCCCCGAGTGCGGAACGTGGACGCAAGTCCTCGAAACACGGAAACAGTCTGACTACATGCGAAGGAGATACCAGTGCGCCAACATGCACCGATTCACGACCAAGGAAGTGGTGGTTACAGCGAAGCGGCCGAGGCAGCATCCGAACTCGGCGCCACTGACGAAGAAGACCGCTTTGCTGATTTCGCGTTTGCACAAGTGATGCAGACGCTGATCTGCGCCGTCGCCATCGTGGCGCTGGTGGCAGCGTTCGCGGCTCTGGCCTAGTACGACCAGATCGTCGGCTGCTCCCGCAGATCGACGTGGATGAAGCGTCCGGTGCCCTTCTGCTGCACCCCGATCCCGGTGAACCCGTGTTCGAGGGCCAGTTGGAGCACGCGGACGGCTTCAGCACCCTGCACCGCAATGTCTGCCGCGCGCCCGGTAGCGTGCATCCCGGGCGAGGGCTTCGCCTTCTCGATGGGGTGGTCGGCGCACCTATACCCTGACGAGATGCTCATGGGCTTGCCGTAGGCCGTTCGCAGCGCCTGCAGCTTCGCCATGAACTCGGGCTTCATTTCCTGCCGCCCGCAATGCCGGCAGCGGAACTCCCGCTCGTCGAAGTTCGGGTAATCCGACCAGTCCATCACGAACGGCGCTTGTCCAGCACGCTCCAGCCGACGCCGGCAGCGGCAGCAGCGCCGCCGACGATGGCGTCCATCGTGACCCCGTCGATACCGTACTTGACAGCGAAGCCGCCAGCCAAGCCGGTCAGGATGTGCCGCACCAGGGCGGCGAGAATCGTTGCGTTCATGTCATTCCTCACTTGAAGATTCGGTCGGCGCCAATCCAACCCAACACACCAGCAACAACGCTGCCGGCGAACCACAGGGCGCGAATGCCGCCCTTGCCCTCACTGGCGAGGTGGACCAGTTGATCCACCTTTCCGCTGAGATTGTCAATCTTGTGTTCTAGTGCGTCGACCTTGCCCTTGAGCAATCCGTAGTCGATGGGGTCGATCATTTTGTCCTCGATCTCTGTGATGACTTGAGCTAGATATTCCACTTGGGTCTGGACTGTGTTGTCGGAAGCCATTGCTGCACTCGCAGATGTTAGCGCGAGCGCACCAGGTCGATGTGAACATCCCAGTCGATGCTGGTCGCAAGAACCCCGGTCACGTTCACGTTCAGCACGTCCGCGCTCATGGTGGCAGTCGGCGGGGTGGCGAGCGAATCGGGGTTCCAACTCATCACGCTGGCCCAGTTCCCGGTGCCGGTGGACAGGTTCGTACCCACCGCGTTTCGCCCGAAGCCCACCTCGAACTCGTAGACGACGCGGTAGTTGCCGGTGGCCGTCGATCCGACCACCCGGGCACGAACGTGTCCAGCGGCACCCTGGGGCACCGTGTAGCTCCACAGATTCGTCGTGGTGGCATTGGTCGTGGTTAGGCGATAGACCTCGCCGATGCGGGTGCCCGAGCCGGGGAACAGGTTGTTCGACTGCTCGATGCTGACGCCGATCTGAGCGGGCGAGACGTTCAGCACCCGCACCGTTGCACCATCGGCCTTGCTGAAGTCGTTGCCCGTGACAACGATGCATCCCGGGCCGGCGTCATCGCCAGCATCGGACGGAATCAGGTTGACGATGAAGTCCGACGTGCCGTTGTTGGGCAGGAACGCGCAGTTCGAGATGACGATGCTCTCGGCCTGGGCGTTGATACCCGAGCCGATACCAGTCGGGTTGGCCAGTGCGCAGTCGTAGAAGGTGCAACCATCGACCACGACGCCGAACGGTTCGATGAAGGAATTCGGCGGACTGGTGGTGGCGCCAGCGATGAACAGACCAGATCGCTTGACCTGGCCGAACATGCACGCGCTGAAGATGATGTTCTCCAGCCGCCGAGTAGTGTTGTCCCACCACGAGTCGCCATCGGTGACGCGCACGCTGACCGAGTGCTCGGCCCGAGCATCCCCTCGGAACGTGCAGCCGGTAAACTTGATCTTCTCGTAGCTGCTCGTCCGGGTGGCACCGGAAGCCATCGTCACCGTCTCGCGCACCGTGCCGCCGATGAGCACGTTCACCGGATCGGGGGTGACGGTTGCCGGCCCGTCGAAATAGCAGTTGGTGACGTGGATGTCAAGGATGACGTGGCTGTCGGGCACACCCTCTGGCACGATGCCGAGGGTGTAAACGCAGTCGGTCCAGTGGCACTGGGTGATGTAGAGACCATCAACCGAGCGCACCTGGATGCCGTACAGCATCTCTGCCGGCCCGCCGTCGAACTCGCAGTCGGTGAGGTGGACGCCACCACCCGGCGCCCCGGTTGCGGGAGGCGAGGGGAACAGCGATTCGTCCAGCCCGCTGAGCTTGATGAACGCCTGGCCTTGTACGTTGCGCAGGCTGTTGGCCCAATAGCAGCGGTCAAAGTGGGTCGTGCTGCCGCGCACCGAGTCGATGCCGATGTTCCAGTTGCTGAAGTAGCACAGTTGGAACTGCGTCTGGATCGTGCGGTACAGACGCACCGCCGCCGTGGTTCCGCCAGTGACGTTGCAGAAGAAGTGGATGTTCTCGAAGCTGACGAATCGGATACGCTGCGCGTTGGTCGGATCGCCAACGTCGAACAGCAGCACGTTGCCCTCGACCATCGCCCCACGACCCAGCGGCCCACGGAAGCCGATGCCTCCGTTGGTCACGGTGATGGTGGACCCGAGGAGGTACTTCTTCGGGCCGAGTTGAATCTCCACGCCCACAGCATCGAAGGCGGACGTGCCGACAAGCGACTCAGCGTAGTCCACCGCAGCCTGGAACGCGGCGCTGTCGTTGGCGATGCCGTCACCGATGGCACCGAAGTCGTCAACGTGGATGGTGCGACGCAGCACCGTCTGGACGTTGGTGGGGTCAGCACCGGGGCCACTGGGCAGGTACTGCACCTTCGACGAGTCGATGCCGGTGATGACGACCTCGCTGAACCGCTCGCCAGCAGCCGGGGCGCTGTAGACCAGCGTACCCGCACGATCTTGCACGAGGATCGAGTAGTCGCTGTTGACGTACAGACGCCCCGGGGTGCCGTTGTTCGACGGGTAGCCGTTGATCGTGCGGACGGGCTGCGCGGCAGGGATGGTCAGCGCCGCATCCCAGAAGACGCCGATGGGGTTGGTCTGCGGGGGCAGGTTGGCCGCACCGATCCAGACGTACCCGTTGCGTAGTGGTGCCCCATCCTTGTCGGTGAACAGCGGGTAGGCGGGTTGGATGCTGAGTGCGGTCATTGTTGCTCCTCGGGGGACATGATGCCTTGAGGTTGCTGTTCTTCTGGTGCCATCGTGGCGACGAGGGCACCACGGGCGGCGGCTGCTGGTGCGATTGGCGGATTTGCCAGGATTGCGGCGACGCGGCTGCGCTCTTTTCCTGGCAGAACGCTAAGTAGATTAGCAGCCTTCTGAGGATCTTTCATTGCATTGGTCAGGATCATCATTGTCTTCTGACCAACGGCACGCTCGACCTGCGCCAGTGCGAGGTTCGTGTTTGCAATCCACGCTTGCATTCGATTCGGGATTCGCATGAGTCCCGAGTTCTGGTTGAGTATTTCGGTTAGTGCGACTTGCCCTTGCGTGGCTTGTTCGGATGCGGAGACTTGTCGTAGACGCTGCGTAGCAATCGTTCGCAGTTGATTCACAACATCGTCCGCGAGTTCTCTTGCGATGTCGTACTTCCCCGGACCCAGAACTTTCTCGATGGTCTCCGGAGACTCTCGCATCACGACATCGGCAAACGCGGTCTTGTCGTTCTTCCACAGTTGCGCCAAATCACCGACGAGTTCTCTCTCGGCGATCTTTCTCATACCTTGGCTATAGTCGTCAAGGTACTGAACCCAACCGCGACCACCCGCGCCCTCGATTGCGTTGTCGATGAGAGGTTTGATATCGGACAGTACACTGGATGCTAGATTGCGCTGCGTTGTAGCATCAACACCCGGACGAAGTTGCTGAATTGCCGCATTGACGGAGTTCTTCCGTATGGCCTCAAGGGCACGAGCGTCAATGACACCGTTGCGAGCGAACTGCTTAATATCGCGGATCAGATTGTTAGCCGCCCCGGATAGAAGATCGTTACCGGCGTATTCGGGCCGTCGAGTCAATCCACGAATTCCGCGCAACAGTTGTTTTGTTTCAAGTGGTTTAATCCCTTGAGCACGCAACGCATCTGCCGCCCCTTGTGCGAATCGTGCGCCTTGACCGAGATCGAGCGATGCGTTCGCGGCTTTGTCGGCCCATTCGTTGAAAGCCTTTTCAGACAACTCTCCAAAGTAGGTGTACTTGGTCGCACCTACCGGCAATCCGCGCTTGATGAGATCAAGACGAGCCCATGCTTCAGCAGCCTCACCTCTGCTGATCAGATCACGAACTTCCTGCACCGCAGCTGCGGCTTCTTTGCTGAGTCGGCCAGCACGCGCCTCGTAATCCGCAACACTCTGACCCAGATTTGCACGAGAGAGCGCCGCCTCACGCGCCGGTCCTTGCAGCGCGTTCAGGTTCTTCTTCGCAATCTCAAGACTCGCTCGAACGTCGGTTGCAGTGGCTCCACGAGCCAGGTCTGCAAGAGTAGTGCGGACCTGACGGTCGCCCATAACCTGCATCTTGCGAAGGAACTGCGGATCGCGTGTCAGAGCCTTGTCAATCAGAGCCTGCCAAGCTGGGTTGTCCAAGTCGGCGGTAATCTCCGCGATACTGGCACCGGGACGAGCGTTGCGCAGAATTGGCAACACTTCGTCAATGTCTCGACCAATGGCGTCTCGGGCGATTCGTGCGGCTCGTTGGGTCGGCATCTGCTTGAGATCGGCAATCTTGCCGATCACCGCACCTACAGCCGGCGCAGCTATTCGACCGACTGTTTCCAAAGATGCCCCAGTCAGAACATCCCGCGCACCACCGACCAGCGCCTCCTGAGCGGTCTTCGGCCCCTCCCGATACCCGAGAGACTGCTCAAGCAGATCAAGACCACCCTTGGCGATGCCGTACCCGAGGCCCGCGCCGGTCACAGCACCGAGCGTACCGCCGGCCACAGTGCCGGGACCGGGGACAACGCTACCACCCACTGCGCCAGTGCCACCACCGATGACGCCACCCGCAACCGTGCCAAGTGCTTCCACGGTGGGTCGAACCATCTGGATGGCTCGCTGACCGAGTGGCGTCGTTGGGGGGACGCTGGGCGGCGCGACGAGGCTGGCAGGGGCGCCGGAAATCTGACCGGGTGGGGTGGTGGGGGTCGGTGTTTGCTGGCGAGAAGCGAACGCACGCTCGGCTGCAGCGCGAAGCTGTTCCGGCGTCGCATTGTCTGGTCCGACGATGCGTAGCGTGCTGCCATCAGGTGCCTGAATGCGGTATTCGCGGTCGGCCATTGTCAGTCCAGTACGCGGAATCCACCGCCGATGTCAGTACCACCAGCAGCAGGCGGTTGCGGGGCACCCGAGGGTGCGGGCGGTCGTGCTTGCTGCTGACGATAATCGTAAGTGTCGTCGAACGCCGTTTGCATCGACGACTTCGTATTCGTAGCCTGTGCTTTGAGTCGCCTCAGTGCGGCTACAAGATCGTCGTAAGACTGCACCCGATCAAGCGAAGCCTTCAGGTTCTCAAAGCGATCACCTTCCTTGTTCGACACGTTACCGACG